CCTTCCATTTGTGAGCCTTCTAAAAATTGACCGGGCTGTGGGGTTTCAGAAACTTTTTCAAAACTTTTTGAAGTTTTCGATGGGGAAGCGCCCTTATTTTTAGTGCCCCTCTCTAAGAAAGGTATGGCAATAATAGCTTCCTCTAAGACTTTTTTATCGGCTATGTTTCCTATTTTTTTATCTTTTTTCGAAAATCCTAATTGATCCGCCAAAGATGCGGTTGCACTTGAAACAGAGCCTGTGAAACTGTCTCGAATAGACACGAAGACACCTTCCGAACCAGAAGCTATCTCTCCGAGACCGCCCCACATTCCTCGTGACATATACAATTCAGATTTTTGATCTTGAAAGTTTAATACTGGGCATTCAAATTTTGAACTTATTCTCCAAGCATTAAATGATGTATCCGGAGAATCAGGTTTTGTTCTGACTTTGCCGAACAAATTCAAAGATGAGGATAGTGTCATCCTATCAACGTAAGCAGGGGAAGTAGAGGAAGCTCCATTAAAAACACCTATTGAATTAGAGGCAGAAACACCTGTTAACAAATTAGGTGTCAAATACTCTACTGAGACTTGGGACTGAATTTCGTCCAAAGTATATTTCCTACTAGTAGATGGCGAAAACGAAAATCTAGCTACACTCTCTCCGTAAAAATAAGGCGGAGTGTAAGGCGCATAAGAAGGATCTGTTCCTATATTCTTAGCTATTGGATCTGCACTGGAAGTGTTCCAGCCCGGTCCAAATGCTCTGCCATTATATGAACCCGTAAAAGATTGATTATTCGCTACCGTTCCGTCAAAATAATCTCTCCACATAGTATGCTTGTCAGTTTGTCTTAAAGACACGTCCATGTAATAGGTCTTACCAGTTTCAAAGGGCTGGAAATCTTCCTCTATGAACGAATTGAAATCAGTATAATTTTTATTGTTAAGATAAAAATTTGGAACTTCTGCTAGAAAATTATCCATTGCTGCCTCGAACAATTGGCTATTTTTCTGCCCATTCCAATTAAAGAAAGGTCTTCTGGCTCCATTAGTCCCTGCGACCGTTCCAGAGTGGTAAGAGGGATATAGATACAAAACATCGAGGTCCCTAGGGTACTTAGCCAAATCAGATATTGCCTCAAACGGCACCCTTTTGGATGCGTTTGAATTGATTACCAAAGAAGAAGAAGGCAAGAGATCTGAGTTGCCCACGGCTGTCAAAGAGCCCGAAAAGATAATTGGCCAATCAACTGCAATGCCCGACTTGATCGTGTTATACATAATTCCGGGAGAGAACAGGGGCTGGATTGCAGATTGAATTACAAGCTGATCTTGCAACCCGCCTCTTTTAAAATCAGTAGGTCTCAAACCAGACAATTGATCTTCTAAAGATTGCGATAAAAGACTACCTATTTGCAAAGTTCTTTGAACTGGATAAAACCCTTGCTCTGGTCTAAATTTCTTAAAAGCTTTACAAGTTAATGTAACTTCACCAACTTGACCAACCCTATTATGATCTCTCTGAATGCTATCAAAGTTTTGCAAGTATTCACTGTTGACATATTTTTTGAAAAATTCAGCATTAAAAGCTCCAGTATAAGTCTCTGCGCTTGACGTGTTTAAATATTTTCCGGGACTAGTAGTGTCCTTCTTTCCGTTGACACCCGGCAAATTTATTAATTTTTTGTTTTCTGCCCTAAGATCGTTGCCTAGTTTTTCATAGTATCTAAGATGTTCTGAAATGTTAAACTCTGGAACAACGGCATAATTTTCTGTTAAAACTTTTGGGAGCTTGATGTAATCTTCGTATGATTCAAAAAACGGAGTCCTACTACTAGATTGAGCAACTCTCCATGGATGACCGCTATACGGGACAACCTCTTTTAAACTAGCATTTATAGCTGGTCGAGGTCGATGGATAAAGGTCTGACTTGCCTGTGGGTAATAATACCCATAAAGCGGGTTGGTGACAGTTCTAGGATCTGGATAATGCAAGGAGGAGATACCATGGGTTCCAAAGAGCCCTTCTTCTCTGTAGCCCTGAAGTTTCTCTGTGATGCCCGAAGCCTTTGTCATTCCGGGCATGCTTAAGAAAGAGGAATTTAACTCACCATCTCTATTAAAAATAGGTGCCACACCGCCCGTTAAATAAATTTTTCCTTGAGGAGTTATTTTTCCAGCAAACGCAGAAGTGTCAATATAATTTGTGTCATACTTTGAATTGCCCAAGAAATCAGAGCCGGTTGGAGCGATTGGATATCTTGTTTGAATTATGACAATTCCGGATCCGCCAGTACTAGCTGTTAAAGCAGAGCCATATGTAACATTGTTATTGATGGCGTCTCTCAACAATACAGCGGCTGCGGCTGTTGTACCTGCGATATCGCTCCCAGCTATGCCAGTGTCAACAACATTTTCATCCAAATCCAAAAAGCTAATAGTTAGAGGAACCGAGCTAGCTGTGATGGTAGCTGCGACTGTCAAGGTCACTTCGCATACCTGACCTAATGAACCTGTTTCGTTAGCTAGCGAATAATCTGACAATGGAAAAACATTTTTAGCAAAGGGATCACCATTTTTATGAGGACCATCTCCTATAATCACAGAACTGCTATAGGCAGTGCCTAAAGAACTTTGAGCATCTCCCAGAATCCCCTCTTTGATTGTGCTCCTCTTTCTGTCGATTGCGGAATTTCTCCAGAAAGTTCTGTTGCCCATATATCCTGTTCTCGAATATAGTATATTCGGATAAGAATATGTATCGTAGTTTACCCTATCTCTATGAGAATTAACGCCTTGAAATCTTTCTTTAGGCCATACCATTTCTGAGTATTCGACAGACAACCATCCTTTAATTGATGAATTATCAGGATCTGTTGCATTCAGGTACAAGTTTTTAACATCATCATACGCTTCAACATTTTTAAAAGTTCTTTTATCAAATCTTCGATTTAACTGCTTGTTTGCAAAATCAGCATTTTGAATTGCATATGGAGTTCTTATTTCAAAAACTTCACTGTTCGCACTATTTGAAACCAAAGTGTGAACAACGGGTCTAAACTTTCTAGTAATTTGAGGCTCAATAAAGTTAGTCACACTATTTGGAACTATACCTTTAAATGTCTTCTTTTGCCTTGTGCCGGTTGATATAGTATCAATTACAACCCTTTCTTTTATCGGATCTGCAACTGATAGAACATTATTTTTATTGAAAATTCTTAATAACTGTTTTCCATCTCGATTTCGGAGCATATTCCAAGGATTGAAGCCATATGGAGCAGTTGAGTTAAACCAGAACCTAACTGCTTCTTGATTGTTTATTGTTGTACCGCCCGCTGCTCCTGCTGCTCCTCCTGCCAAATCCGTGTAGTTTGTGTTTAAAGGATAATCTGCTGCATTATATTCTCCATTTGTCCCAATAGAATCTTGAACACTAAATAAGGAATATAAGTTTTCTGCGATTGGATTTGACCAACTTTCTTTGGCGACTAACGGAAATAGACCATCGCTATCATCTAAAATAGAAGCAAAAATACGACCATCTAGGAAAGCGGCAAGGAAAGGCGTATTAACAGGCATTGTAGTGTCTAGCGCTGGATTATGCCCGAAATCTGGTAGATATTGATTAAACGTAATATCTTCTGAGCCTGTTTGTCTTGTTAAGAAAGTTGCAGATTCATATGATGCCGTAATCCAAGAATATTGAACATCAGATGCGGGTATTGCATAGTTTATAAATGCGTTGTCAAAAAACACTGATGCCGTGTTACCCTTCACTCCATATGATCCAGAAATCATTTCTTTTCTAGGGTTTCTATAATTGTGATTATAAGTTGCAGCATCAGCAGCATCATCAAACAATGTTGGATCTCCAGAAGACGACATCCTCATTTCTTCTAAAGCTTTTCGAACAACTAAATTTCTATAATTTAAGTTATTGTAAACAGAATATTGAGTGCTTTCATAATCTAAGTACCCAAGAGAACTAACCTCTGTCCCGCCGGGAGCGGAGAACCTAGGAATTATCACACTAGGCTGCGAGGGTCTGGTTGGCAAAGTGTAGTCAACAACCCCAGAAACATTAAAAGAGTCTGCCACAGGAGTTACTGAGTTAAACATATCTTGCAAGAAATCATTATTGCCGTCCTTGCTGGTGATGACCACAACCGACTGGTTTTCGGAAAAGTTTCCTCCTTTTCTATTTTTTGACTTTATTCTGGAGACGTTTATGATATTTACATCTTCCGAACCTGAGATATAAGATCCTGTTGCTATATTTCTATAAGTTGTGTCGACTATGTTTTCTATTGTACCGCTTAATTCTCCCTGCCGTATTCCTGATGCAATGCTTAAAGAGCCAGTTAGAAAAGAACTTGCAGTTACTGGATTTTCATTTTGCAATATATTGCTTACCTTTCCTTTTGTTGAAAAAGGAAAAGAATTTGCACTAGCTGATATTACACCCTCATAAGCTGTCATGGGCTTGATGACCGGTAATTTATGTTGATGCTTGTTTCTCTCTAAAGCATGACTTTCCACAACGTTTAATAAATCTGGAGAAAAATCAGCAGAAGCGGGAACCAATTGAGCTAGGACGTGAGAAATTGAAGAATCTATCCATTTATAATAATCTATAAATTTTTCGAAATCAAGATCGTTCTGAATTCGATCAAAAAATATTTTTCTATATTTTTTAAGTTCTTTGTACTCTGGTCTATATCTATTCGCTGACTCTCCGATTAAATTGTTAAAATCCTTTAACGTTGAAAAAGTCTCTAATATACTTTGGTTTATCGCTCCATAAAAGCTTTTTTCGGCCGCAAAATAATAGTCAATGGGTCTTTTATCGGGCAAAAAGATCTCATCGTCTTGTGTTCTAATTTCGATCATCTGTTCAGATGTGATGGTGTCAAAGTTTGCAAATTTATAAGAATTTACTAATTCTGATTTCACAACATCTGTGGCGTTTGCAGTGAAAAAATCGCCTCTGCCGGGGTATTGGTATTGCTTTGCTATTGATCCAAACTTTCCGTACTTATAAATAGTAGAGCCGGCGGTTGTCGTATCCAGAGTCACAAACTGCCCATTGGCATCTGATCCTGTAACTGTTTCAAAATCCCATCGTAGAGCTAGCGTGTCGATATTTGGAACGCCTTCTCCATTAGGCGGATATAAACTATTGGCGTACCCTCTTTCAAAAAACGAATCTTGCGAAAATTGATAAGTTTTTGAAAGACCATAATTTTTGGGATCTTTCAAGTGAGATTTGACATCTTCATCTGAAACGTAATTCATCCAGAAATTAAAGTTGTGGAACTTTGCAAATGTATTACTATCGTTGTAGACAGAGCCTGTCCAGTTTGTTCTATGCGCCCCGACATACATTCTTTTTTCAATAGCAAGAGAATACTTCGCTCCAGCATCATCTCCACTGTTGTCAAACTGGCTGCTTGTGACTAAAAATTCATTATCGATCAATCCTCCGCGGAGGCTACAACCCTTCATCTCAAATTGATATTCAGTTTGTGCAAAAGACGGATCTAAACCGCCAGAGACAAAAGTCTCTAATGGATTTTTCACTGGGACAAAGCGGATGGCAAGATTCCACTCCGTGTCGTCAAACAAATCCTTAATCACACTACTGGTTAACTCTGTTCCTGCCATAGATTGATTTGAAGATGACATGTAAAAATAGCCATCTTTAAAGCTGGCATTATCCCTGATCGCATAGACGTGGACACTATTGTTGTTAGCGTCCCAAGTGTATTCGTTCTCACTTCCGTTAAGCGGTCGATCATATCCAAACAAAGAACAAGTTAAATTATTGTTGACAAGGGCGTAATAATTTGAGTTAATATTATCTCTTGGAAGAGTGAATCTAGATTCCATTGTCCAAGGGGTGAATGCGCCTATATCTCCCGAGATCACAGGAATATAGGAAAGTGTCTGAGATACGTCGCCTGCTCCCAAAGAACCGGTTGCTTGATAGACTGTTGCTGCATTATAATCTGATTTGAAAAAGTTTAGTTTCTTTTTTCTTTCTAGAATTTGCTTTCTACTATCTAAAATTTCATATTCTGCATTGTTTGAATAGAGATTTATATCGACAACTTTTTGAGAAATACCTAAACTATTCAGCATATTCCGGAACGATGAATACGTTCCTTTTGATTTATAAATTTGTGCTAGGTTGTTGTAAACATTTTCATATATTTTGTTCTTGATCTCGGTTAAATCTTTTTCAAAGTTTGTATTTTCGTTTCTATTATAAAGTTGTTCGATAATATCAGCGTCTATGAAGAGTTCCGGCGCTACTAAGCCCTTGTCAGACAGCGCTCTATTTCCAAAAACACTGGGCTTGATTGAGCCAGAAGTATATTCCACCTCTTTTATCTTTGTTAAAGACTCTACTTGAAGATAGAGAGTGTCTAAATAGCTTCCCATAATTTGAGTTAAATATTTTAGATTCTCTCCTCCAAAACTTTCATCATCTTCAATAATCCAAGACGGAAGAGTGTAAAACAAGGCGGATGCGTTTTGATTATCGTGAAAGGAGCCGCTAGCAACAAGCCGATCTTTGACCGATATAACATTTGGATGAAAAGAATATATAATCGGATCTAAAAATTCATTATCCGATGCACTGGAAGATACAAAAGCGGAGCCGGTGTTTCTTCCCACGCTTGAATACCCAACCCAAGTTCCGTTTGAAACACGACCTGAATAGTCTAGTACATTAGAATCAACCCCATCATTTGTTGTAATGCCTTCGTTAAACTTGTAATAAACACCTAATTTTGTATTTGCATCATCAGTGTTTGTTCCGCCGCCAACTTGAAAATTGTAGTTTTGGAAGATTTCTTTTGCGTTTCTTTCGGTCTTCCAATATCTAAATTCGTCCAAAGATGCCGAAGAAAGCTTTCCATAGCCTTCCATGGCTGTGTGGCTTCCTCCGTTATCATAAACATTTCCAGATGGAGAAGTTCTCAAAGCTCCAATCGATGCGCTCATCGTTCCGGTTACTGCGGCAAAGGCGGTCCCTAGAGAACTTTCGGTAACATATTGACCATCTTTATACAACGTTGTCGTTATTGCTCCGCCGGATGCAGAGACAAATGAAAACGCATAATGATGCCAAGCGTCATCAGCAGTGGTTGCCACTGAAACTGTGCTCAAAGCTTGGTCAAAAAACCCTGCTGTTCCGGATTGACAAGTAACACGAAATGCAGGATCAGTTGTAACTGAACTAGCAGACATTTCAATAGTCAAGCGACCGTAATTTGCAGAAGAAGAAAGCTCTCCATTCCAAAGATCAAATATTGTCTCTCTTTTGGTCAGAGCATTGTTAAATCCGCCTTTTTTCATCCAAAATTCAACAGTATTACCTTCTGAAAGATCGAATTTTAGATTATTTTCTCTATTTTTAGCAGTTTTGTAATAGTTTGCAAGCGAACCAGAGCGTAAACCGGCTGGATCATAAGATTTATGAGGACCGCCATTAAAAGTGATATATTCGACATTGCTCGGAAGTCCATAATCAACTTTTGATGCCGCCTGTGTGCCCCAGTTTCCATCTCCTATAATGATATATCCGGTTGTCCTAGGGTACTCATTGTCAAAAATATAACGATCTAAATAATTTATGTCGTTATACCACTTCTCCCTTTCTGCAAAAGAGCCGTCATATGGATAAGTTTTAAATATATTTTCAATTGAAGTTCGATAATATTCTTCTGCTAAACCATATCTAGAAAAATTGACCGGATCTGAAAAATCGACTGTCGGGGTGAACATGCCCTGTTGTTTGACTTTTTCTTTAATAAAATTCTTAGATTCTACCTGTTCTTTAAGTTTATCAATGTTGGCAGATCCAATAAACTTATTTGGATTCTGCTTTTTGAATAAGTCTTTTTTTCTACTCATTATCTTTTTCTACTCTAAATTTGAAAGTATTTTTTTGCTCAATGTAGTCGCCAACAGCATCCTCATAGAATGCTAGTTTAATACCATACATATATCCCGGTTCTAGCATGGACATATCTAAATTAAAGTAATTTCCTAAAGTATCATAGGAAAGTTGAGTGTGATTTGTCGCAGAGCCCGTTCCGTATCCTATAACTTCTTGGTTGTCTGCAATTCTAATAACTTTATAAGAAGCACTTGGTATAATCAAAGTTTGAGCAGTTGCGTTTGCAACTGTATATATTGTTGGGCTCCAATTTCTTTTTCGGACAAAAAGCCTGAACCTTGCCACATCATCCGTGGAGTAGGATTTTTTTATGTTCTTGATGTTGACAACAAACGTATCATTCCCATTATATTCAAGAGCATCAAATGTCAGTGGTGTTATAGATCCTGTATTAAGTTCCACCCCTCCAGAATGCCACACATCATATAGAGTAGACAAAGGAGTTGTAGAGGATGTAATTGCAAATGAAGCACTATAAATTCCCGTCTCTACCCATCCTCCGGTAACATTTGTATCCAATGCGGCTGCCACGTCACCGCCTTTTGAAAGCTTTAGTTTGGAACCAGAAGGTGCAGAATCATCAGATGAGCCAGAATAAAGACTGAGTAGTATTGCACCGGTTCCAACTGATGGGATGTTAGTAAGTCTGCCTCTCACATAATTATATAAGTATAGCGTGTTTAAATTATCAGATGCGGGCGCTAACGAACTAGAATAGTAAAAATCCCCTCTATTGTCTTTTCTTGCGCTATCCCAGCGGGCTTCCAAAAGAGGTCTTTTAAAGAAAAATTCTGATTCTCTAGCAAAAAATTTCTTTGTAAAATATGATCTTTTAGAACCATCAGGATTATGAATAATCGAGCCCGTGTTTTGCCCCGTAGAAGAGGAGTAATACGCCTCAAAACTTGCACTAAGTCTTACTCCAACTCCATAGCTAGCCGTATTTCCATTGATCCACTCTTCAACAGTGTGAGTGATATCAACCTCTATTTTTTCCGTCCCCTGATCTCCAAAATCAACTGTGTAAGACGGTGTCGCATGATAATCTCCGCCGGGAGTTGTCCATGTAACTCCTTTAGATGCGTTAATCCAGTTTGATCCGCTGCCATCATATGTTTTGTCAGTATAGTTATCCATGTCTAGGCCGTCGCCCTCTTGCCATGAACGAGATACTGCTTGAACGGTCATAGAATAGTTTCTGGGGATAGTTTCGCCATGTTCTGCATTGAACATCCGAAGGTACCAAGAAACGCTCCCAGAAGCCGGGATTTTACCGTTTGTGCGATCTGTGCTTATCTGACTAATTGGAAAATTAAGAATAATACGAGAAAGCTCTTGACTTTCGCCGGGGAAATCCGCCGGATCACTTCCGCTAACTTGCCCGTAGATTGAAAATACCTCTAGAACATCAGAGCGCCCCATGTTTGATCCGGTTGCTCGATTTGCGGACAACAAACTAGCATCAAAAGCATTTGTTATCGTATTGTCTGCATTCGCAATATACCTCTTTATAGCCATTATATTACTGTTCCTTTAATGTCAGACTCTGGAAACTTAATTTCAAAAACTACATTCTGAGGGCACACAAGGAGTCTTCCGTCAGAAGATAAATTATTCTTTATATTCATAGTGAGGTCGGAATAAGGATCTCC